CATTCTGCAAAAATTTACGTTGCTGAAACTTTTTTGTATGTGAAAGAAAATGCATTTGAATATTTACTTTGCTTTATGGGGTGATTTATGCTTTTTGAAGATTCGATTTCTAAGACTTGTGAAAAATGTAAAAAGTATCAAAAAACACAGTCTTCTTTTATAGAGCCTATAGGAAAAGGAAAGAAGAAAGTTTTGATTGTTGGTCCCCCTGCAGGAAACAAAGAAACTGACACTTTTCAAGAGTTTGATGATATTTTGTGGGAAAATGGTATTGATCTTTTAAAGGATTGTTGGTACGTTCCTTGTGTTCAATGTCATTTAGGAAGTTTAAAAGCTACAGATTCTGTTATCTCAAATTGTTCTTGCAGGATTGAGGATAATATCTATACTTTGAAGCCTAAAATTATTGTTTGTTGTGGTACTTCTGCAATTAAAAGTGTTTGTGCTTCTTTTACGAGTTTAGGCACTTTTGCTGAGGGCAGTTTAAATGGAACTAAAGCTCCTTTGTTAGATTATAATGCTTGGTGTTTTTTTACTATGGATTTTTCTAAGATTTTAAATAGAAAACAAACACCTAATGTTGCTTCTGAATTCAAAAGAGACTTAAAAAAATTAACTGATTTAATTAAAAAACCTGTAAAGTTGCCTGAATTTAATCCTTATGAAAAAACTTTTTTGCTTCATAAATACGATCAAATAATGGACGCTCTTGATGATATTTATGAAAAAGCAGAAGTTATTGCTTTTGATTATGAAACAACAGCTTTAAAACCTCATAAGGAAGATTCAAAAATAACAGTAGCTGCTATTTGTGCTGATGGTTTTACTTATGCTTTTCCTGTCAGATATGCTTGTCATTTTTCTGAGGAAGAGAGTTTAGATATTGAAGATGCAATAGCTGACATTCTTTCTTGCAAAGAAATATTTAAGATAGCTCAAAATGCTGTTTTTGAATGGAATTGGAGTTTCTTTAAATTTGAAAAAATGCCTGAAATTGATTATTGCACTCAAATAGGGCAACATCTTTTAGACCCTAGAAGTAAAGTAACAGGATTAAAACATCAAGCTTTTGTCAGGTTTGGTGTTTGTGGTTATGAAGATTTTTCTAAAAAGTACATAAAAAGTGAAAGTTCTTCTGGATACGGTTTAAACAAAATGGATGAAATGCCTTTGATTGATCAGCTTACTTATTGTGCTGCTGATGCAAGAATAACTTATCATATTTATTTTGAACAGAAAAAGGAAACTCCTGAAAAAATGCAGTTTCTTTTTGATACTTATATGGAGGGTATGAAATGGTTTGCTAAAATGAGTATCAATGGTTTTCCTATTAATGAAAAGTACTATAAGAAAACACAGGAAAAACTACATAAAGAAATGCAGGAAATAATACAGACTCTTAATGAAAGTCAAGAAGCTATTTCTTTTGTAAATAAATACGATTCTGAAATTAATTGGAACTCTGGAAAGGATTTAAAAAAGTTTTATTTTGAGCATTTAAAATTAAAACCTTTTAAAACTACAGCTTCAGGAGCTGCTTCTACAGATGAAGAAGCATTGCTTAAATTAGGTCATTGGACAGGGGAGTTGCTTCTTAAATACAGAAAAAAACAAAAACTCGCTGATACTTATATTTCTCAATTTCAAAGAGAAGCTTGTAAAAACAAAGTACACCCTGCTTTTTCTCTTTCAGTAGCTTTATCAGGCAGACCTTCTTGTTACAATCCTAATCTTTTGAATATACCTAAAAGAAACAAGGAACAAAAAGAAGCTATACGAAAAGGCATGAGACCTTCAAAAGGGCATAGATTAGGGGAAATAGATTTTTCAGGGATTGAGGTATCAACATCAGCTTGTTATCATCAGGACACTAATTTCATTCATTATTTACAAAATGAAGATGCTGACATGCACAGAGATAATGGAGCTGATATTTGGAAATTGTCTCCAGATGAAGTCACTAAAGAAATTCGTTTTTATGCTAAAAATAAATGGACATTCCCTCAGTTTTATGGTGATTGGTATGGTTCTTGTGGTGAGGTTTTGTGGGAAGAATGTTTGGATTTAGAAACTGTTTCAGGCACTCTTTTAAGAGAGCATATTAAAAAACAAGGCATAGGGACTAAACAAAAATTTCTGCAACATTTAAAATCTGTTGAAGAAAAAATGTGGAAAGAAAGATTTCCTGAATATGACAAATGGAAAACAACTATTAATCAAGAATATATAAAAAAAGGAGAAATTTTTTCTTTTGTAGGTTTTAGATATAAAGGTCTTTTAGATAAAAAGCAAACAACAAACTTGCCTATACAGGGAACTGCCTTTTTTGTTTTAATGTGGTGTGGAACAAAAATTCAAAAATGGTTAGAAAAGAAAAAATATAAAACAAAAATAGTATGTCAGGTATACGATTCCCTCGTTTTTGATTTTCATCCTGATGAAGTTGTTTCTGTACTTAAAAAAACAAAAGAAGTTTGCGAAAAACAAGCTATAAAAACTTTTAAATGGATAACTGTGCCTTATAAAATTGATATAGAACTTAGTGAAGTTGATGGTAATTTTAATGAAATGTCTGAATATGAAATAAAAAACAATAAACTCTTAAAGAAAGGATAATTATGGAGAACACAAATAATACTTTACAGCAAAAATATAGACCTAAAAACCTTGATGACCTTTATGGTAATGAAGGTGTTATTGATATGATGTTTTCTTTTCTTGACAGACCTATTGAAAAGATGCCTAAAGTTTTTTTGTTTACAGGAAAACCTGGAACTGGAAAAACTACTATGGCTTATGTTTTAAAAGAAGAACTTCAATGTTCTAACTTTTTTGAGTTTAATGCAAGTAATGAACGTAAATTAGAAGATGTAAGAAGAATTATTCAAGAAAGTAAATACCCTGCATTAGATGGTGGTATTAAAATTTATTTTTTTGATGAAGTTCATCAATTAACCCCTGCAGCTTTTGAAGCTTTGAATAAGCCTTTAGAGTTTACAGAAAAAAACACATTTTTTATTCTTGCAACTTCAGAGCCTGATAAAGTACCTGCTGCAATTAAGACAAGAGCTACACATTTGCATTTCAATTCTTTGCAACCTTCTGAAATTTTAAAACTGCTTAATGATGTTTGTAAAAAAGAAAAAATTAAAATTGACAAAAAACATCTAAAAACTATTTCTGAAAAATGTGAAGGTTCAAGCAGATTAGCTTTAAAAACTTTGGACACTATAATGAATCTTGAAGAAGAAAGTTCTGTGACAGAAATACTTAGTTTGATTTCTGTTGAAGATAATGCAAATATCAAAGAACTTTGTCAGGCTCTTCTTAAAGCACAGGGGGATTCTGGTTGGAATAAAGTTAAAAATATAGTTAAAAATTTAAAAGAAGAGCCTGAATCTGTTCGTAGAGCTGTTTTAGGTTATATGAACGCAGTACTTTTAAATAATGGAGGGGCAAGAGCTGCTTTGATAATTGAATGTTTTGAAAATAATTATTTTGATTCTGGAAAAGCTGGTTTGTCTCTTTCATGTTTTAAAGCTTGTTTTTTAGATTAAGGAGGGTTTATGGAAGAAATTACTATTTGTTACAAAGATGGTAGTGTTTCTACATTCACTGGCAGATATGTTAGAGAATTAGAAACTGCAAATTGGCATTATTATGAAATGAAAGATGGTTCAGTTTTGCACGTAAAGAAAGATTTTATTGCTTGGGTCAAAGGAAATACTGTGAAAACTATAAAAAAAGAAAGGAGTAAATAATTTGAAAAGCAATAAAGAATTTGAAGAATGGTTTGCCACTCATGAAGAAGAATGTATTGTTGCTTATAAAAATAAAGGGGGCTATGAAGGAACACATAAATTTTTTGGAGAATTTTGTGAAGAAATCTATGAAAGTTTTTTGTTGTGGAAATTAAAACACCCTGAAAGAAGTTGGAGAAATTATTATGCAGAAAATAGAACAGATTAAAAATAAATGGGATAAGTATTTTTTCAAAAATACCTTACTCGCAGCAGAAATGTCTACTTGTTTACGTAGATCAGTAGGAGCTATTCTTGTTAAAGACAAACGTATTATTGCTACTGGTTTTAATGGTCAGGTTTCTGGAACTGACCATTGCAAAACGTGTTATAGACTTGAGAACAATATTCCTTCAGGACAGATGAGTGAAAAATGCTTTGCAGTACACGCTGAACAAAATGTTTTAACTCAATGTGCTTTGCAAGGGATATCTTCTAAAGACACAAAACTTTACTGTACACACAAGCCTTGTTTTACGTGTTTAAAGATGCTTTTAAATGCAGGTATCACTTCTATTTTATTTTTAGAAGATTACCCTGATACACTATCAGAGGGGTTGTTTGCTAAGACAGGGAATATTTATGAAATAAAAAATCAAGAAAATATTTTGTACAAAATATATATAAAAAAATGAAAAACGAAGAAAATAAGTGAAAAACAGCAAAAATCAAAGCAAAAACAGCTTATTTTGAAATATCAGCTTCTCAGTGACTTTGATTTTTGCTTTAATTACTGCTAATTTGTTTTAAAACACTATAAACAGAAAGGAACTTATTATGACAGAAAAACAAAAAGAACGATATGCTGTTTTTAATGCTCACTCAAATTGTATAGGTCTTTATGAAGATTTTACTACAATGACAGAGGATTTAAAGAAAAGGTACATGTTAGCAGATATTGAAAATTTCACAATTTATCAAAAAACATTTTTTCAATTAACAGGTAAATTATTCGTAAATTAAAGAGGTGCTTATGTCTTATCAAGAAGATATCTTCTTAGATTCAGATGAGCTTGATAAAGAATGGATTAAACAGAGTTCATTATATCTTAAATATTCTTCTTTACATGCTGATGCAATTGCAGAACGTGATAAATGTAAAGAAGAATTAGAGGTTGTAAAAGCAGAGATACTTGTTGATCTACAATCTAATTTTGACAATTATGGGTTTGATAAAAAACCTACAGATTCTGTTGCTAAAAGTTATATTGAAACAGAAAAAGAAGTTATTGCTCTTAATAGAAAACTAATAGAATTGAATAAAGATGTTAATATTTTACAGGCAGCAAGAACAGCTTTAGATCACAAAAAGAAAGCTCTTGAAAATTTAACAACTTTATGGGTTCAGAATTGGCATGCAGAGCCTAAAGAGGGGGTGTTTAACAAAGGGTACGAAACTGAATTGTTTCAAAGAAAACAGACAAGGGAACTTAAATCTAACAAACGTTTACAAAATTTAAAAAAGAAAAAGGAAGACAAAAATGGCTAAAAAGAAAACATCTTCATTAAGATCACAATTTTCAAGTGAAGCTCTTCTTAAAAGAACAGAAGAAAGTTTTGAAAGAAAAGATTCAAAAGGCATTTTCAGTTCTTATTTAAAAGATGAAGTAAGAAAAAAAAGCTGGTCTCCTGCTGAGGGAGATCATATTATTGACATCATCCCTTTTATTGCTGGAAAAAATCATCCTCAAGTACCTGAAAAAGCTCCTACATATAGTATCGAAGTTTGGGTTCATAGAGATATAGGAGTTAATGGAGGGATGACTATTTGTCCTAAAAAAACAAGAGGAGAGCGTTGTCCTGTATGTGAATGGGTTAATAAGCAATTGGCAAAAGATGATTCAAGAGCTGCCTTTGATGAACTAAAACCTATGATGCCTAAACGCAGAGTTGCTTATAATGTTATTGTTTATGATGACAGTAAACAAGAAGCAAAAGGCATTCAGGTTTGGGAAGCAAGTCATTATCTTGCAGAAGAAAACATTATGGCTGTAGCACGTAATAAAAGAACAGGTTCTTTCATTCCTTTTTCTGATCCTGATATTGGTCAAAGTATTTCCTTTAGTAGAGAAGGTGCAGGAATCAATACAAAATATAAGGGTTTTGGTTTTGAAGAAAGACCCTATGAAATTACAGACGAGCAACTTAAAGAAGCTTTTGTTTTAGATGAATATTTGATTGAACCTTCTTATGAAGAAATAGCTTTAGATTTTTACAGAGGTCTTGGATTTTCTGACGACCTCATTGAATCTTTTCTTGACGGAGAGATATCTGCTTTGACAGAAGATTCTGAAGTGTCTGCAAAGAAAACAAGTACTAAAAAATCTAAAAAAGTAAAGGAAAAAGTAAAGGAAGAAGAGGAAGAGGAAGAGGAAGAGGAAGAGGAAGAAGCTCCTAAACCTACTCGCAGAAGACGTAGTAAGAAAGTAGTGGAAGAGGAAGAAGAAGAGGAAGAAGAAGAGGAAGAGGAAGAAGAAGAGGAAGAGGAAGAAGAGGAAGAAGAGGAAGAGGAAGAGGAAGAAGAGGAAGAGGAAGAAGCTCCTAAACCTACTCGTAGAAGACGTAGTAAAAAAGTAGTGGAAGAAGAAGAGGACGAGGAAGAAGAGGAAGCTCCTAAACCTACTCGTAGAAGACGTAGAAGATAAATAATAAAAGGGGGGTATTTCCCCCTTAAAAGGATTTTAAAATGGCTAAAAGAACAACAAAAACAGTTGTTGAGGAAATAACTGAAACCTCTAAAAATAAAAAAATACAGAAAAAGTATACTCCTATAAATGCTGATTTTGTAGTTTCTACAGGGTCTACATTAGTTGATCTTGCTATTTCAGGCAATAGAGTTAGAGGCGGAGGACTTCCTGGAGGCATACTTGTTGAAGCTTTTGGGGATTCTTCTGCAGGAAAAACAGCTCTTCTTTCAGATGTTGCTGCAAGTATTCAAAATAAAAAAGGAACTGTTACTATTTGTGACCCTGAAGCACGCCTTGATAAAACTTATTGTGAGATTTATGGTCTTGATTTAGGTTCAGCAGGTTATGAAAGACCTGATACAGTTAATGAAATGATAAGTATGCTTAGAAATTGGGAACCTGAAGACAAACAAAAACTTCATTTGTTTGGAGCAGATTCTACAGCAGCTTTATCTTCTGAACTTGAAATGAGTGATGATGGTGATAAAAGAGGTCAGAAAAGAGCAAAAGATTTTTCTCAGGGAATGCGTATCATTTCAAGACAAATTGCTGATCCTTTTAAGATTGTTTGGTTTAATAATCAAATAAGAACAGGAGATATGGGTCAGAATGTCACTTCTGGAGGACATGCTATTAAGTTTCATGCTTCTTTACGTCTTTATATTTCAAGATCAGGTAGAATAGAGAAACAGAAGAAAATAAAAACAGGTAAAACTATTAAAAAAGTTATTGGTGTTGAATCTGCGGTGCAGGTTGTCAAATCTTCTGTTGATGAGCCTTTTAAAAAAGTTCCTTTATTTATTGTTTTCAATGTAGGTATTGATGACATTAGAGGTAACTTAGTTTGGCTAAAAGATGTCACACGTAACAGTAAATATCCTGCTGTAGATAAAGAATATGCAAATATTTATGATGCTATAGCTTATATTGAAAAAGAAAATCTTGAAAAAGAATTAAGAGAAGATGTTATTGATATGTGGGAAGAAATTGAAGAAGAATTTAGGATGGAACGTAAAAAGAAAGTGAGGTTTTAATATGAAAGAAGAACTTACAATAAAAGTAACTAAAACAATACAGGAACAGCAATTTGAACCTTTGCAGATAGGCATAGAAAGGACTTTGCTTTTAGATAAGAAATCAACAGCAAAAGAGCGAGCTTCTTTAACTCAAGAGCTTATAGATGAAGTGCAGACTTTGATTAGAAAATAAATCATTAACTTAACAGGCAGAATGCCTGCCTGTTAAAAAGAGGTTGTTATGAAGAAAAAAAAGAAAAAAGTTGGAGCTTCTAAAGATATGCCTGTTTTAGTTATTGATGGAAATTATATAGCTTTCAAAGCTAATTTCTCTCTTCAAGGTCTTTCTTTTAATGATATGGCTACTGGTGTTGTTTTTGGTTTTTTTAAAGAAATTCTTTCTTTAATGAAAAAATTTAAAACAAATGATCTCATTTTTTGTTGGGATTCTCCTGTTTCTTTTCGTAAAAAAGAATATCCTGAATATAAAGCAAAAAGAAATTTAGAATTTACAGATATTGAAAAGAAACAACGTGAAGCCATGTACAAGCAAATAAACTTGCTTAAAAAACAAATTCTCCCTTCTGTGGGTTGGTGGAATCAAAGAGAACAGAAAGGGTATGAGGGTGATGACATGATTGCTACAACTGTATTAGATGAACCTATTTCAGAATATATTGTTGTGAGCAATGATGGTGATCTGTATCAATTACTTGATTTGTGTTCTATGTGGACAGGAAAAGAACTTATAACAGAAGAAACTTTCATTGAAAAATGGGGAATTTATCCTGAAAAATGGGCCGATGTTAAAATTATTGCAGGCTGTAAATCTGATAATGTTTCTGGTGTTGAGGGTTGTGCAGAAAAAACAGCAATTAAATATTTGACAAAAACTTTGGGAACAAAAAGTAAAATTTATTCTAAAATAAAAGAACAAATTGATACCCTTTATAAGGTGAACAGTCCTCTTGTAGTTCTTCCTAAAGAGGGCACTGAAGTTTTTAAATATTTTACAAATGATTTTAATGTGGAGGAATTAAAATATTATTTTCTTGATTTTGATTTTCGTTCTTTTTTAAAAGAAGATAATTTTAATGAATGGAGAGATTGTTTTGAAGGGAGGTTTTAATGTTAATACCTGCTGTAATAGTTACTCGTAGAGATATGATAGATGGAAGGTGTAAGCCTTTATTTAATTGTAATATTTATGCTGATCGTATTGAATGCAATCCTGATGCTTTAGAAACAGTTTTAGAAGGACTCAAACAAGCTTGTCCTGAGCAATGTTTTGAAGTTTATTCTCAGGAAGAATGGGAAGAAAAAATGGAAAGGTTGGGTTAATGGCTATTAAATCTCGTTCAGCAAAAAATAAGGGTAAGAAATTTCAAAATCAAATTTGTGCTGACCTTTCAGACCTTTCAAAAATACCTTGGGGAGAAGATGAATTAATTGCTTCAAGAGGTATGGGACAGCATGGAGTTGATATCATTCTTATAGGAAAAGCTTTGGAATTGCTTCCTTTCAGTTTTGAAGCTAAAAATCATGAAAAATGGAATGTAGGAGAAGACATAAAACAGGCAATTTGCAACAAAAAAGAAGGCACTATTTGGTGTGTTTTGTATAAAAAAAATAGAAAAGTTCCTATTTTTATTTTAGAGAAAGAAAGTTTTTATGAAATTTTTTCTTCTAAAACAAG